CCCAATAGTAATTAATGCTAATGGTTTTGAAATGGGCGTGGAAACTGAAAAAAATGGTGGTACATTAAAACGTAGAAGAGCCATAGCTAAAAATAAACAAGGAATTGTAATGTTAAAAGGAGAATACTCATTTAGCTCTATTGATCAAATATTAATAGATGAATTAGTATTTTATATACAAACAAACGATTTAAAAGCAGATTAACCCCATATTTATAAACATATATGAAAACAACACAATTAAAAAATCTAATTAAAGAAGCAGTAAAAGAAGCAATTCAAGATGAATTGAAGGATATTTTATTGGAGGCAGTAAAATCCCCACAACCTACAGTTATAAGGGAATCTTTCCAACCTCCATTACCTCAAACTTCCCCTACCCCAACACCGATGGAGCCTACTATGGATACTAGAAAAAAATATATGGATGTTTTAGGAGAAACAGCGTTAAATTTTAATTCAAGTGATGCTTCTTCTTTTAATCCTCAAGGAGTAGATCCTGTAAATGGAAATTTAGGAGAAGGAAGTGTTAAAATGGATACTATTATGGGACTTTTAAATACTAAATAATGCCTTTTGACCCTATAAATATCAACCCAGATGATTTAAATCCTAATATTGCTATTGGGGTCAATTTACCGTTAAACGGTCCTGGAGTATTTACTTCAACATTTACAACAAAAGAAGCTAAAAAGAATAATTTAATAAATTTTTTCCTAACAAATCCTGGAGAGATACCATTAAATCCTCAATTTGGTGCGGGGTTGAAAATTTATTTATTTGAACAATCTAATGAACCTACTTTTGAAGATTTAAAAAGTTTTATCAAACAAAAATTAGATTATTACTTTCCATCAATTAAAATTTTAAATTTAGATGTTTTATCACCCGATGGTAGGCCTAATGATATTACAATTTCTTTAAATTATTCTATTGATGAAAATATTACTGATAATATAACTTTACAATTTTAAAAAATGCCTGAAATAAATAGAGACATAAAATACTTAAATAGAGATTTTAGTGATTTTAGATCACGTTTAATAAACTATACACAAACCTACTTCCCAGACACTTATAAAGACTTTTCTGCGGCTTCCCCAGGTATGATGTTTATAGAACAAGCATCATATGTAGGAGATGTTTTAAGTTTTTATTTAGATAACCAATTCCAAGAAAATTTTACTCAATATGCAGTTCAAACAAATAATGTTTTTGAATTATCTTATATGTTTGGGTATAGACCTAAAACAACAAATGTTTCTCAAACAACTATGGAGATTTTCCAACAAGTTCCTGCTATAAACATAAGTGGAGATTATTTTCCTGATTATAATTATACTTTAATTATTCCTGGAAATACAACTCTTACTTCTGCTAATAGTGTTGATTTTTTAATGGAAGATAAAATAGACTTTTCAGTATCTAGTTCTCAAGATGCAACAGAAGTTAATATTTATCAAACTGCAGGAGGCATACCACAATTTTACTTATTAAAAAAGACAAGAAGAGCTGTATCTTCAACTATTAACACTCAAACTTTTTCATTTACTAATCCCCTCCCATTCCAAACAGTTAATTTAACAGAGTCTAACATAGTTAAAATATTAGATATAACTGATTCTGATGGTAACAAATGGGATGAAGTAGATTATTTAGGTCAAGAAACAATATTAGATACTATTAAAAATACTAATGTTAATGATCCTAATAGTGGAAAAGATGTTCCATATCTTTTAAAATTAAAACAATGCCCTCGAAGATTTGTTACTAGATTTACATCTTTAACTAATTTACAAATACAATTTGGTGTTGGTTCCCCTAGTGATACAACTGAAGAAATAATTCCTAATCCTAATAATGTTGGAATAGGTTTACCATTTAAAAAAGATAAACTAACAGCTGCTTATTCACCAACTAATTTTTTATATACTGGGACTTATGGAGTAGCTCCCTCGGATACAACTTTAACTGTAAGATATCTAACAGGAGGAGGCACAGATTCTAATACTCCTGCTAATACTATTAGTTCAATTTCAGCTAATAATGTACTATTTTCAAATAATAGTGCCTTAAATTCAACAACAGCAGACTTTATTTTTAACTCTCTTTCAGTTAATAATCCTGAACCCGCTACAGGAGGTAAAGGTGGGGATACTATTCAAGAAATAAGACAAAATACAATATCATCTACATTTGCACAAAAGAGATCAGTAACAGCTGATGATTATTTAATACGATCTTTAAGCATGCCTTCAGATTTTGGTTCTATAACTAAAGCTTGTATAGAAAAACCACAACTAACAGATTCACAAATATCAACTATTGAAACCTTATCTTTATATGTTTTATCTCAAAACAGTGTAGGTCAATTAGATTATGCTAGTAATACTTTAAAAGATAATTTAAGAACATATTTATCTCAACAAAGAATGATAGGAGATAGTATTGAAATTAGAGATGCTTATATTATTAATATTTCTGTAGAATTTGAAGTTGTTGTATTGCCTAACTTTAACAATAGTGAAGTTTTAATAAACTGTATTCAATCATTAAAAGATTATTTTACTTTAGATAAATGGCAATTAAAACAACCTATTTTAACAAAAGAACTTTTTATATCTTTAGATAAAATAAAAGGAGTTCAAACTATTAAAAATGTTATTATTAATAATAAAGTTGGAGGTAATTATTCACAATATGCATATGATATAGATGGTGCAACTCAAAACCAAGTTATTTACCCATCAATGGATCCTAGTATATTTGAAGTTAGATTTCCTGACCAAGATATTAAAGGTAGGGTAGTTCCTTTATAATTGTATATTTATAATAAAAGTACTATAAATGGCTATCTATAAAATATTCCCTACTAAGGACACTACCCTATATTCAGAATACCTTTCTATGAATACTGGATTGGATGCTATTTTAGAAGCATCTAATGTTAAGACTATAGAAAACATCCCAGTAGTATCTAGATACTTAATTGAATTTGACACTCCCGAAATTGAAGATGTTATTACTAACAAAATTTCAGGAAGTATCTTTGATGTATTTCTAAGAAATTCCATTTCTACCGCTCAAGGTATAAATGCTGATATAGATTTAGAAATATTCGCACTTGCTCAATCTTGGAATAATGGAACAGGTCATTATTTAGATGCTCCCATTGTAACAGATGGAGCTTCATGGTCATACAGAGATTTTCTTTCTGGGTCGGCTTGGACAATGACTGGATCATTTCCTGAAGGAGCAGGTAGTGGGATTTATGGTTATGGAGGAGATTTTGATTCAACATATACCTCTCTAGGTGGTGGTGCTTGGTTTACCTCTTCAGCTTTAATTCCTCAAATAACTGAATCTTTTGGGTTGAGATCCAATAAAGACTTAGAATTGAATGTTAAAGGATTAGTTAATTTATGGTATAGTGGATCTATTCCTAACTACGGATTTTTAACAAAGTTAAGTTCAAGTTTTGAATTTCATCCTAGTAGTAGTGTTCAACCTGTTTTAAAATATTATAGTGTAGATACAAATACTATTTACCCACCTCAATTAGAATTTAGATGGAGAGATTATTCCCAATATGATCCACTTAGTATTGTAACAACAACCCAACTTAAGCTTTCATTAGACGATAATCCGGGTGAATTTCACCCTAGTAGTGTAAATAGATTTTACATAAATGTAAGTCCTTTATATCCTACTCGAACATATAAAACTAGTTCTCTTTTTACAGATACAAATTATCTACCAACGTCTTCATTCTATGCAGTAAAAGACTTGTCTACTAATGAATTTGTTATTAACTTCGACGATCAATATACTCAAATTAGTTCCGATGAAAGAGGAAATTATTTTGATGTATATATGAGTGGTTTAGAACCCGAAAGATATTATAAGATTTTAGTTAAAACTAACATAAATGGTTCGGTTTTAATACTTGATGATGATTATTATTTTAAAGTTATTAATGGATGAGTGAAAATATAGAATTTAACAAACAAGTATTTGGAAAAAATGCATATAAAAAAGTTATAGATACTTCTTTTAAACAGTTAGGAGTTAAACCCCTTGCAGAGATAATTGAAGACCAACCTACAGTAAATGATTTTTTTAGAATGTATAATGATATGTTTTATGATATATCTGAAACTGGTAATGTTAATTCACATGAATTTTTAATAAAAAAAAGTAGTGAGTATATAGGATTTGAAGAAAATAATGAAATTATAGCAGCATTGCAAAATGAAATATCTCAATTAAGAACTGAATTGTTAGATACCCAAAGACAGTTAGTAGAACTTCCAACCATTAATAACTCCCCAGAAAATGGATTTTTAACTAGCACAGGTGCTTCGGGTGTTGGATCTGGTGCAAATGTAAATTCTACAACAGGGGGTGGTGGTTCAAGTGGAGGAGGTGGATATTAAATTTTTTAACTAAATATGGCAGAAGTTACTTTATTACCAAATGAGGGTCAAACCCAACCATCCTATTCTACCCAACAAAGTAGTTTAATAGGACAATTTGATATATCTACTACTTTAAATTCTAATAGTTATATAGAATTTTATGTTTTAAATAATAATTATAATGTTTTAGAATCTAATAATTTTTATAGTTCTTATAGAATTGAAAATGATGGTCAATCTGCTTTAACTAACCAAGGTTCGACTATTATAGTAGACCCTGTAAATGATTTAAATGATTTAGATTACACCGTAGGTGAGTATTTAGCTTGTTATAAATTTTATAATAGAGAAATTGGAATCAATGGTGAACAACTCTACATATCAGAACTATCCTCAGATAGAACTGAAATTAGATTAGATAGTACTACATTAGATTTAGTTTCTTTAACTGAACAAACATTAAATTTTATAAATAGGAGAGAGGAAAGTGAATATTTTGTAGATTTTTATTTAAATTTTGGAAATAATAATATTTTCTTAGCTAATAATATTGTTTTTGATAATGATAATGTAGATAATCCAACAGTATTAATTAAACTTTATGAACCTTTACCTGAATCTTATGGTATAGATGATATTTTAAGTATTGTAACTTCTTTTGAAGAACCGAAAGTTTACAAAGTAGTTTTTGATGATCCTATATTTCCCGAACCAACTTTTCCTTTTTTAAAAGGACCTAATTTTAATATTGAATTAAAAGATCAAGTTAATAATTCTTCTTTATCTCTATCATATGAAGATTTAATAAAAACCCCTCTATCAAGTTCAAAAAACCAAATTAATCGTTTTCTTAAAGAAAAAGAAATACAGATAAATGTTGATTATACAAACTTTTCAAATTATATCCATTTTAGTTCGGCACAAACACGTTTAGAAAATTTTTATTATAAAGTAAACCTTCTTGAACAATATTCTTCATCATTATCAGTATTAGATACAACCACTAGCTCTAC